GAAACGTCTTCAAGGCTAGTTGCACTCATCGCTTCTAGTCCGTTAACATCAATTGTTTGTCCATCACTAGCAATAATGGCCTGTGAAATATCTGGATCGATAAGATCACCAACTGCTTGTATTGCAGCACCAGCAGCAAAACCAACTGCACCAGTTTTAACTGATTTACCAATTGATGTTGAAAGTTCTTTACCTTGTAAAATGTCTTTTGTTGCTCTTGCCAAGAAACCTGCTACAGCACCACCTAGTGGTCCGCCTGCTAGTGCAGCAGCCGATGTCAAAATAGCAACCGCTACAGTTGCTTTTCCTGGATTTTCTTTTGCCCAGTCACTGACCGCTTTTACACCTTGTACTACTTTGGAATCTTTGTCGCCGATTTTTTGTTTAAGTTCATTGAACTTGGCATCCATGTTTTGTACAGGACCTGCCTTTTGAATAGCACTGCCAAGATCGTCAATTTTTTTGTTGATTGCACTTGCAAACTTACCTACAGCATCGGTACCTTTACCTACTGCTGTTCTATTACCGCCTGCATCGGTAGCACCCTGTTCAATGCTTGTGAATAGATTGTTAATTTGATCTGGTGTAAGTGTTGCTTCAGCAACCATACGCTCAAGATCTGCTACCCACGGTTGAATAACCTTTTGCTCCAATAGAAGCATTTCAGGATCATTCCATGATTCAGTAATATATTGTTGGTGTAGTTGTGCTATCCTCATATCATCATCGCCAATTGTTTTTTGTCCGCAGGATTTAGTTGATCAATTTGCTTCTGTATTCCTGCTGGAATTTCGTTTGTTGGTGCTGCTGCTTGTGCAGCCGGTTGATCGCCTGCTGTTGACGCTGTATTCGCGTCAGTGGCACCATCTGTGCCTGTTTTTGCTTTGTTAAATGCTTGTTTAAAACTTGAAGCAAACCCACCTGCACCAGGTTTACCTGTGTCTGCTGGATCTACTTTGCCTGCACCCTGTGATGCTATACCACCTTCGTCTGATGCAATCTTGTCTTTGGCTGCTGCCATAAAAATTTTGTCTAGTTGTGCGCCACTAAAGCCTTCTGCTATAGTTGGCATGTCTGAACGATCAACGCTTGCCGCTAAATTTGTGTTACCCGCTTTGGCTTTTGCTTGATCTGTTTGTGTTGGAATCGGTGCAGGTTTTGGTGCTACCTTTGCGGCCGCATTTTTTGCTCCCTGTGCAACGCTAGTTGCGGCGCCAGCCGCCGCGGAAGCTGCTTTTTTAACACCTTTTGCCGCTGCTCCTACTGCTGCACCAGCTTTTTGTGCCATAGTAGGATCTTTCATTGCTGCTTCTGCGCCTTTAGTAGGATATCCGTTTTTCTTTAGGAAGGAAATTACAAGTTCAGGTGTTGCACCTTCGGCGCCACCTACTTTACCTAGAAATAGGTCAAACTTATCTGATATTTCGTTAGCCATTTTGCCAACTTCAAGTTCGCCTTGTGCTCTACGTCCCATTCTACCAGGTGCTAGTGTTTTTGCTTTCGCACCTAATTTACCGAGCATTCCCATAGGACGTTCATCTAATTGTTGTTCTACTACTATATCTTTAAGACGCATATCGATTGTTCCATGTGATTCATATATGTATTTATTTAAAGAACAGCTAAAGCTGTTCTGCGTTTTCGCTATCGCTCAACGCACTTGCTTCGCATTTACTTATGTGAAAGTGATGAAGTGTTAAAAATATTTTAACTATTAACTGCGAAGCAGTTTTAGCATTATCTAGATTGTATGGTCACAATTAGCCCGTTGCGGGGCCAAAGGTGTGTTTTGAACATTATCTGAGTTCGCACAGTCACAATAGCGTTAGATCTACAATGCAATATAAAATTACACAGCGTAGGCGGTTATCCGGTACCTACTCAATCCGTCTTAGTTTCTTATGTACAACGGCAGTTTATAATATAAACGCTAACTTACACTATAAACCTGCGAGAATTACTCGCTCTTTTAGCCTATTTTAAATACTTCATAATATACAGCAAATCAGTTCTACGTAGGCGTATCTGATCAGCGTCCTGTTAAGGATAGTGCTGTTATACCTCTGCCGTTAACCAGAATTCCTTACCGTCACACATCAGAACGGAGTTAGGGCCACATAATTGCGCCGTGGCGGGCTTATTTAACGGTGTTTGAGCTGTTTTGTTAGCCTAGGGATATATTGTGTATTAGTTGTGGTACTGTATAAAATGCAAATTAAGACTCATTTAATCGTTTAATTTCTTCTTTTAATAGTTTAGAACTGCCTACTCTTACATTGATTATGCCATTGTAATAGTCGTCCGATTCTAACACTCTACGATCAAATTGTTCTTTAGCCTCTAAGTAACTTAGTACGCCTCTGCTTGGACAGTAATGCAATATTTCTCTGGTGAATTTTTCTTTGCCTAACTTCTCTACATCTGCTAGTAAATGGTCACTAGATCCCCAATAGTCTCTCCAGTCACTTTCTACTTTTGAACGTCTTTTGTTTTTCTTGCCCTTGAGTGGTGGGCGTGTTTTTTTGAATTTTGCTAGTTTTTTGCCTATGTATTTTCTGTCGTTAGTAAGATTTGTAATCAGATAGACAAACCCTTCACAGTCTTCTGGAAGTTCGTTAATCTTCTTCTTCTGGTAGGTCCATTCTGACGTCATCATTAGTAGTTACTTTCTTTGGACGTCCGACCTGGCCTTTTCTGGCTAACTTTCTTTCTGCTCTCTTTTCTTGTACTTCTAGCCTGCGCTGACTCGCATGTTTTCTTATTTCACTGAGCCAAAATCTTGCCTTAATGCCTGCCTCATCACTACCATGATACTCAAAGCGTTCTTGCCACTTAAAGTATTTCTGAAATGCTTCAATCATCTGGTCATGTGAGTCTGTTGCCATACCTATTCCACAATTTCAACATCATTGCTGTAAGATGTAAAACCGTTTTCTTTGATTACTTTTAGTACGTGATTAACACGACTTGTTAAATCATCTCTATGACTGATTAAGAATACATTTTTCTGTCTTTCTCTAGTCATTTTCTTAAGAATACCAATGCTAGATTCTACTCCAGCACTATCCATACCACTATCTACAAGCTCATCAATGAATAGTAAATTAATACTGTGATACAAGCTCTCCCAAACATCACGGAATGCCCAACTCATAGATAAAATAAGTCTGTTACGTTCACCTCTACTTAGATTGTCAAAGTCTAAATCTTGTCCTAATTGTGTAATTGTTACAGTTAGATCGTTTTGGAATTCAACAATGTGCGGCAAACCAATTTTTGCCAAGTAATATGTAATACGCTGATTCAAATATGCAAGATTTTGTTCAATAATTTTCTTACGAACAAAACTGTCTTTGTTTGTTAACAGTTTATACAAGAACTCTTGATGATCTTTTACTTTTGTTAGCTCATTGAGTAGATCAAAATTTACTTCTTGTATCGCTGTATCTTCTAGTTCAGTAATTTGTTCAGTGTAAGGATTAACATCATCTTTCTTTGTTTGTAAATCTTTTTCTAATCCTTCAACTGTGCTTCTGTGTTGCAATGCTTGTTCAAGTGTATCATACTGTGTAGGAGGACAACCCTCAAGTTCGCCGATATCTGCAATAACAGTTTGATGTTCTTGTAGTTGCGTACTGTTTTCTAGTATGTGTTGCTCTGCTTCTTTCTTTAATTCTTCTTTAGAATTTAAAATTTCATCTTGTTTACTATCATGTAACTCTTGACCACATGCATAACACTTGTGTTCTTTAAGTAAAACAATTTCGCTATCTAATTTTTCAATTAGTTTTTCTTGCTTTGCATCATCTGCTTCAATATTAGCAATCCAGCGTTTTGCTTCTGCTATCGCTGACTGCTTTTTATTAAAATCATCTAAACATTTGTGTGCTTCAATTTCTGCTTCAATATCAATTTCTTGTAAAATCTTAATACTAGATTCAAGCTCATTAATAGCAGATGTTTTTTGCTCTTCCCACAAACGTTGTTTGCGTCCTAACGATTCAATATTTTGTTGTATTTTTTCATTAGATATTTTAACAGTTTCAATCCTCGTGTTTTCTGTACTCATTTCATCTCTAGTACGTTTCATATCTTCACGAAGTGCTTCTGCTTTTTCAGACAGAAGTGTAATACCTAGTAACTGTTCAATAATTGCACGTTGATCATTATTTTTTAGTGCAAGAAAAGGTTCAGTATATGTGTTCAAAGCAATAAGATGTTTGAACATATCATGTGACATGCCAAACAAGTCTTCAATTACTTTTTGTGTTTCTCTACTATCACCTTGACTTTCATCTGTATCTTCTTCAAAGTCTTTTCCATTAATAGTAAACTTTAAGATGTTAGGCTTTCTACCACGTTCAATCTTGTAGTCAATACCATCTTTTTCAAAGTTAATTGTAACAAGCATTGCTTTGCTGTTAATCTTGTTAATAAGATTATCACGTTTAATATTTGTTAAAGCATTGCCATATATTGCATAGCTGAGTGCGTTGACGATAGTGGTTTTACCAGTGCCGTTTCTGGAACCACTATCGTCACCACCTAAGTCTAGGTTCTCACCTAGTACAAGCGTTAATTCACCTTTGTCAAAATTAATTGCTTGAGTCTGGTTGCCCACACTCATAAAATTCTTTACTGTTAGGTCTTTAATTTTTATCATTGATTACGTCCGAGGTCCCTGTAAATATCTACTAACATACGTTTGTCAATTGTATCGCTTTCAATTGCTTCTATTTGATTCATAACAATTGTGTCAACACTTTCGAATGTTAGGTCAATAGGATCAACATTTGACTCTACTTCTACTTTCTCTGGAATAAGACTTAGTTCTCTAAGTTTGTACTGCGGAATAAAAGTTTCTCTAATAAAGTTTGCTTCTTCAAAACTAATAGGCACATCAATAGTAACACGACAATGCATGTTTTCACCTAAATTAGAATCAGGATCTTCAAGTAACTGACTTAGTTTGTATGTTCTAAATACAGGTTGCTTCGGCCATGTTTTGTATTCAGGCGTACCGCCCCATTCTAAGAACATCATACCACGTTCATCGTCCCATGCATCTGCATAGTTGTGTGGAAATGCATTACCAATATATGTTACATTACCTTTAGTTTGTCTTTTATGAAAGTGTCCACTAAACACATACTCTTGATTTACAAAATGATCTGCTTGTAGTGTTCCGTGATCAGGCATTTGCACCATAGCGTTCATATAAAACAACGGAAGTTCAAAGTGTCCAAATACATATCTACTTTTAATCTTAGGAACCATCTTCCATTCTTCACCTACAAGCCAAGGAAGTAATGTTACTTCTCCTTCTGTAAAAATATCTGTAATAGGAATAATGTTAGGAAACAATCGCATAAACTCAATAGAGTTAATCTCACGTTTGTCTTTATAAAATAAATCATGGTTACCTACCATAAAGTAGGTCTTTTCAAATGTTGCGTTAATTCGTTCTAAGTTAGAAACAGTATAGTTCATTGTGCTAACATCAGTTGTTGCACGATTGTGGTGCCAGTCTCCTAAAAATATACAAGTCTCAGCGCCATCGGCCTTTGCTTCATCACAGAACCATTTTACGAATTCTTCGCAATCTATATTGTGCGTTCTACTTCCACCTTTCATACCAAAATGTATATCAGTGAAGCAGGCTGCTTTCTTAAATAACGGCATCTTTACTCCTTATGTTATTGTAACTAACTTTAAGCAGTTTGTCAAGTCTTTTTCTTTGCTTTGGAATCTTTATGTTTGTTAGGATGTGCATCAGCATTTTGTCTAGTCCAACTTGGATTCATACCGTTCATCTCTAAAATATCATCTCTAATATT